AGGTAAATCTCCGTCATTTAAAGCGGCGGTTGTAGTATCATCTTTTTGCCATACAACCTGTGAACCAACAAGTATATTTTTAGGGTATCTTAACGCATTAATTGTCGCAGTAGCGTCGGTTTGGTCTTCAAATATCTGAGTGTTTTCCTCATCTGAAAAGGTTATTGTAGTGATATTACCACTGGTAGAAAGCGTCATATCTGCATCAGTTCCATCTCGTATAATCATACCTGTTTCTGGAGCAAAAGTTACTTCTGCTAAATCTCCTTTATACACTGTACTTGGCATTTTTCATCATCTCACGGTATTAGTTCTGCTAGTATTACTACTTCAATTTGGAATGTCATTCTAAACATCTTTTTACTTCTATCACTCAAGTCAGTTCTTGTCTTAAAAACCAGTCTATCAAAGTTAGTCCCATCTCCCTTTCTTTTTGAGTGAATTAATCGTCGAACTTCGTTCTCAAGTGATTGCAGATGAGTCCTGCTCTTAACTGTTCGCATGTCTACGGTTATATTTATACGTGTTGTGACGAAATCGTAAAACAATTCTGGTGCTTCTTCATTGTGTGCTGTTTCATAACAAAGCACGAAATCTGACTTTTGTAAATCGATTCTTTTACCTCTTTCAGGAGATACATCTGCTATATCCATAACAACAGGTCTATAGTTACCAGTATTCGCTCTATTCCAATCATCTTTGAATAAATTAATTATTACATCCAAACCTTCTGTCCAAGTCGCCACCATCTAAGCAACCCTCTTTTTGAATTTATTTGGATTATCTTTGTACTCTTCTCTTCTTGCTTCCAAATCTGTAGGTACAATAAAACCACCTTCATGTTTCATTTTATATTCCATAAAATATGGATTTTGTCGAAGCATAGCATCATCAGTTTCTTTATCTAATCTTTCAAGTTCTTTTTCTGATGCAGGTTTTCTAGTATTAGTATTAACATAACCATTTTCTTGTTTCTTTAGACCCATTGCTACGCTTTCAATACCTTCCATTCTATCACGAAATTCAGGAGGTTGAGTTTTGAAAAAATCCATCAATCTTTTTTGTTCGATTGCATCTTCCTTGAACGTTTCAACTAAACGAGCGAATAAATCTTCGCCATCCTTTTTGATAAGTAACTCTTCACTCATTCAAATATCACCATTTCGATATATTTAGGCAAAGTCCTATCCACGTCTGCTTGATAAAGTTGAACTTTACTAGCAAGGTCGATATTTTGAGTTCCTTCAGGGATTAACACACTTCGGTCATCAGCCATCAATAATTCAATAGCGACCATTTTAGTGCATACATCTTCTATGGCCTTTTCTAAATATCTTTCACCGTAAATGTATGTTACCTTTATAGCATTCCATTCAAAGAATGGATAAGAGTTATTGAAATAAACAATACCCATTTCATGGTCAAGCCACCAATCACGCAAACGAGCACTGTCACCACTACTAGAGCCGCCTTGTAAATCAACTAAAAGTGAATGTTGAGTAATTGTGCCAGTAATAGCCGCTAAACTACCTGTAACTGCTACACATCCTGTGAACGAAGTAGCGGTTTTACCAGTGTATCGAAATACATCCCCACTTGCATCTATAGCAACACCAGCATCTACAAACCCTGTAGTGGATGCGACATTGATTACAGTAGGTGCGCCGCTACCATCGTAACTGGTAAAAGTCGTACTGTTGACTTGAGTTTGTTCTATGGTTATATCAGAAGATGAACATACAATACTACATGTTTCTCCCGCTTTTACTGCTCGCATAGATGTAAGTTTTACAACACCTGTTCCGTAATCAGAATTAGCACTCGCTAAGAATTCATTGTTAATAGCAACATTTGAAGTTGAGCCTTCTAAAGTGAATGTTGGTGAAAACTCTACTGCTGCTTTACTAACCCTATCTTCCTTATTAATAAGGTCAGCAAAGTTTTGAGCAACTGTAGTAGAGGAAAAATCATCACGCCATTGACCAGTTCCAGTTCCTTGAGCAAGAGTAGCCACGCTACCATTACCGGGTGAAATATAAAATGCAGCAGAACTTAATGAAGATACATCATCAAACTTAATTCTTGCTTCAGCACCACATATTTCTCGATAATCATCTCCTTGCCAAAGTTCTATTCTTAGCATTTGTTGAACATTTCTAAACAACAAAGGTGCCGTTCCAACATAGTCAGTATAGTAACGGCGACGATAAGGTTTGTAAGTATCAAAATTAATGTATTCAGCACTTACAAGATATGGACGCCAAGCGTTATGAGTAAGATTATCAATTCTATCTTGCATCTTCAATATCATATTGTCAACTTTAGATTTCGTAACTCCACGAGTCTTACCGTTGGTGAAAGATGATTGATTCTGAATATATGTATTATCAGCAACTTGGAAATCACTTACGTTTGAGATATTAGTGCCTGTAAAATACAAGGCTACTCCGTTACCACCACCTTCTGCAATCGATGTGATAGTCCTCTCTACCCCTAAAGCCTGAGCATCACTGTAAATGAGTATAGTGTCACCTACCGCAAAACCATGGGTTCTGTAGTCGGTTCCAGTAACATATACTCTGTCAGCCTCAGTATCGCCACTCGCAAGTACTTCTTCACCGGGTCCGATATCCAAAAGGTCAGCGACTTTTTGCGCTGTGGTGTAAATTGTTTCTGTTGGATATAACGGTCTTGTTTCGGGTTCACCGGGACTGAATACTATTGGCATACATTATCCTCCCTCACAACCTGTTCTTTTCGTCACGATGACCCATATTGTATTCCATTGGTTTATCACAACTACCACAGGTAGACCTCCATAGGAAGTGTAGAAAACCGCAAGAACGACAACGTGTACCTGAGCCTATATTTAGAACATCACCGATTTCAGTGCCACGTTTACGTTGCTCTGAAGTAACACCCTTGAGAGGATGCTCTGTATCTTCTACAAAGGCGGATGCCGTGTCGAATTTAACACCTGACTTTTCCGCTCGGTGTATATCGTCGAAATCTATATTTCTTATATCAAAAGACATGAATCACCCTCAACCAGCATAATTTACTACGACGGCAATTTCACCTCTAATGTCATTTATGTCCATACCTGTAACACTTGCAGAAGCACCAGCAAGCATGTCTACCACTCTACCATTTAACATGGGTGCGAATGTATTTGCATGAAGCATAGTATCCGCAGGAATAGTACAAGATGCTGCTTCGACTATGGTGATAGTTTCAGCATCAGCACCAACATTAGTTGCTGAAATATATCCTATGTATAAAAAACCTTGACCGTCTACACTTACATCAGATTTTCTTACGAATAATTTTGTACCGCTATTTGCTTTTGCATTAGCGACGAATACAGTATTTGCAGTTGCCGTAGTAAAGTCATTAGCCGCATCAGCAGCATCGTTAGTGACTATGTTTGAACTACCTGTACCGTTAATCGTCACAGGAGTTTTTACACTGATACCTGTTTCGTAAGGCCCGTTAGGTGGGAATAAATACACTTGTGTATTAATTGCTGGAATAGCCAAGGTAAATCACCTCAGCGTAATCCGAGTATCCACCAACGACCATCTTGGGTATGTGCAGTACTAGCCGCACCTAAGTTACCGTTTCCAAAGACTACATATTTATTAGTCTCGTCAATAGCAACCGAAAGATTTCCATCAGTCAAAGTTACTGCACCAGTGTTTGGTCCAAGTTTGTAAATAGCGGCTTCATCAGACACAGTTGCTATTACACTATCAACCACTACTGCGGTAGCGTTTAATATTGCTGAGACAACTCCTACTCTAAAAACGGTGGCGGGGTCACCATCATTACTAGCATAAACTGATTCTCCAACATTGAAGTGAAGTCTAGCATCTACAGTTTTAACTGTAAAAGTTGTAGCACCTGCTGTTTTTTCTCCATCTGCTACTACTCCGGTATTGTATAAACTTGTTACGTGTCCGCCTGCTGCGAAAACGGTGGATAATGTTCCGTCGAATGATACATCGGTTCCACCGTCTGTGAAAGTCCCGGTCATCATGAGCATATCGCCCATTACGTGTGTTCTTGTGTCAGTTGTGTGTCCTGCTGCCATAGTTTTTCATCTCCTATAATTAGTCTAAATCGCCTTCATTAATATGCTTTTGGACAAGTAAGAGTGCTGCGGATTTGGTTAAGTAACCATTCCCCATTTGCACTCCTTTATCTTTTAACCAAGAAATCATGTCTTTCCTGTTCCAATTTTCGTCAGGAACAACACTCTTTTTATTGGTCGTAACAGAAACCCCTCCCTCGATTTTAAATTTTTCACGAGGGAGGAATCTCTGATTATCCTCAAGCCATTCTTGAGTTACCTCTACTTGTTCACCACGAACCCATGACCCGGTTTTATTCCGGGTTTCATAGAAAGGGCCAAGGAAGGTTACTGTAGGCAATTTACCACCTCAACCTAGCACGAGCCAAAGTTCCATTGCAGTTAAGTCATCAGTAGTTCCGTCAGCAGTTGCTTCCATGTCGAAGGTTAAGACCAAATCGCTTGTGTGTGTTATCGCTACGTTAGCAGTTGCGTCAGCACGTTGTGCTACGAATGATACAATTTTACTAACATCTCCTGAAAGAGTAAGTGTGTTTGTATCTGCTACTGCTGCGTTAAGTGTGAGCATAACCAGTCTTGGGTTTCGCCCTCCTACGTTGGTTGTATCGTCATTTGTAGGTAGAAAAGGTGTTAGAGCGCCCGGATAAGCATCTGCTGCTCCTCCTGCTCCGTCTAACCACCTTGTTTCGTCTTGGTCTACTCCACCTTGAAGTTGTAAGTCAAGGTTCATGGTTGTGGTTCCACTACCGCTTTGAGCGTATGTTATTCCTCTGTGTGTCATCGTTGTTGCCATAATTTTTCATCTCCTTTTTTTATTTTACTCCAATCGCCTCACTTCAAGTCTCGGATTGAACCGTGACCTCCAAAGAAAGTAGTCCATACTTCACCCATGGTGCGGTACATCCCCTCTTGTCCGAGGCGATTGATTGCGAATGGGTCACCAGTTTCGATACCACTCTCAAAGTATTGTGTTGGGATAGCGGTGCTGAAATACAGGTAATCAGTATCAAGGTAGTAAATTCTACTTAGTGAATCAGTTGGAACGTCCTTAGATGGGATGATTGGGACACCATTGTAAGTTGCTACAATGAATCCTGCTTCCATACCCGGAACACCCTTAACACCGTTGTAGGTTGGTGTAACACGCTTCTCTTCCATGAATCTCTGTTGAGATTGTAGAAGTTGTTGTAGACGCATTAGTGTGTCATATCCAGTTAGCATAACCTTAGGATTTCCACCACGGACCCAAATCTTTTGGAACAAATCATCCAATTGGTCTAGGGAAAGGTTGCGGTTTACACTTCCAGTATCAGCGTTACCCTCAGCATATGCCCATGAGTTTGCACTACGGTCGATACTGTAGATGTCGTCATCTCCTGCATCATAGTGAGTTCCAGAGGTCATAGCGGTTGAGTCAGCACTTGTGATACGGTCTAGTGACTCTAAATCATTTCCTGCTGGTGTGGTTACATCTTCAAGAAGCATTCTGTTAACGTGCTCTGCGTGGTGCTTACCCATCTCTTCCTTCAAGACTGAGCGTATGTCGCCAAGTCCGTCATCCTTGTCAGCAAGGAACATTGCAGTTTCAGACATATCGAATGTGTGTGCAATGGTCTTTGGCTTTGCAGCGATGTGCTGGAAAGTTGGTTTGGTTGTGTCAGGCAGTGTTGAATTCTCTGCAAGACCGCCACCCTTAGTAAAGGAAGGACGAGCGGTAATAACTCTCCATCCACTTCTTTCCCAAGGTCTCTTTGGTAGAACGCTAAAAGCGTTAAATTCTTGGTTTAGTTGTGACCACACTTTGCGGCCATAGATTGCTTGGTAAGTACCAGCGGTTGTGCTCAACAATGGTGCGTCTGCTTTCAAAAGTTCTGAACCAGTGTAGGAATATCCCATACTTTGTCCAGCACCATAGTAATAGCGCTCCATGTCGTTAACTGTTCTCATATAATTTCTTGCCATAATATCATCTCCTATTTTTTAAGTCTCCATTTATTGCCATACACTTCCTGCTAAGGCGTGTACTTCATCCCATCCCATGCTTCCAAGTTCCTCTGTTGAAGGAATCTCGATGGTGGAATTGTCAGTTGCTTTGCGAATTTCTGTTCCTGCAACCGGTGCAACACTAATGTTGTCAATACGGTCACTTAGGTCAGCGATTGCTTTCTCAATGTTAGTTAGCGGTGCACGAGCATCGAACTGTGCTGCTGCACGAGCCTCTGATTCTACGGTCATCTCTTTTGCAAGTCTGTCAGCGAAGACATGCTCTAAAGAGCCTTTGAATTGCTCTTCCATAGCAGCAGCCTTGTAAACTTCGTATGCTGCTTCAATGTCAGCAGAAC